CCTCCAGATTACCAAGCAAGGACTTGCCTGATACTTTTTGTGGCTTCACTTCATCAAAAAGCCCGATCTGGTTTTTGATGGACTCCACCTTGGCTGCATAGCTCTGCTCAAAAGCTTCGATGGCCTGGGCTTCTTTCTCTAAGCCTGCTGCCGTAATAGCGGCTAATTTATCGGACAGTTCCTGCTGCAAGGCGATTTCATCCTGGGCCAGTTTGCTTTTGACTTCCCGGCACTGGTCGGCGTACTCTTTTTCCGCTTCCAGCAGCTTGGCATTGGTTTCAGCCGTTATCTTTTCCAGGCTGTTCTTCATATCGACCAAGGTGGCAATAATGTCGGATACCGATCCTTCTATAAAGGACATTCCTTCTTGCATGCCGGTGCTCAAGCCTTCGCTGATATTAAGGCCATATTCGCGCATCACCTGGGAGGGGGAGCGGATGGATAGGGCTTCTTTGATTTTGTTTTTTACCGTCTCGGCAATTTCCCCGGCGATTTCCCTGACTTTCTCAATCCGGCCTTTAATCCCGTCGATCAAACCCTGAATAATATGAGTACCTATTTCCAGCAGAGTGTTGTGCAGGGTTCTTAGACCCTCGAAAGCGTTGACCACCACTGTCTTAATCCCATTCCACAGGGTGATGAAAATGTTTTTGATATGCTCCCAGGCCCCTTGCCAGTCTCCCTGCAAGACATCCAGGAAAAAGCCGAAGGCGTTTACAATCACTTCCGCCGCAGTCTGAAATACCGCCTTAATAATGTTCCAGATATTGGTGAATACCGCAGTGATATCTTTACCCCAATTGTCCCAGAACACTTTAATGGCGGTTCCGGCTTTGGCGATAACGCTCCCAATATCCGCCCAGATCTCCTTGACCGTGTTACGAAAGCCTTCATTGTTTTGCCAAAGCTCCTTGATAGCCAAAACCAAACCAGCGATAACGGCTACAGCGATACCAATAGGACCGGTTAAGGCGGAAAAAGCCGCCCCCAAAGCTGCGGTAACCCCGCCGGCGCTGGCGATAGCGGCTGCAGCTGTACCAACTACCCCGGAGATGGCCCCGGCGGCGGTGACCAGCTGACCGATAATGAGGACAACCGGGCCTATGGCGGCAGCCACCCCCGCCACGACTAGAATCGTTTTTTGGACGCTGGGACTTAAATTCCCGAATCTTTGTACCAGTTCATTTAAGTGCTGGATTAATGGGGTTATAACCGGCAGGATATGCTGTCCCATGGTAGCCCCTAGCTCTTTTATGCTTTCGGAGAAAACCCGCATCTGGTTAGCCGTTCCCGCCCCGGTTCTCTCGAAATCCCCCTGGGCGTTCTTGGTCATGGCCAGGACATAGTTGTACCTGAGTTGGGTCTGCTCCGCCTGATTCATATCCTGGATCTTCTTTTTAATCCCCTGGCTGTAGGCGTATTCCTGCAGGTTGGCCTGGGTCATAACAATGCCTAATTCTTTCAAAGATTCGGTCTCGCCGGTAAATACCGACTTTAAGGCGGTATCCGCTATGTCGATGCTGATGTTCTTAAAACTGGACAGATCTCCGGCCAAACCCACCAGGGTTTTGCTCATTTCTTCTGCCTGCGCAGTGTTAAGCCCCAAGCTGGTAGCCATGTCCCCGTAGGTAGCAGCCATATCCAGGGCAGTGCCCCTAGCGATGCCATAGCGTTCCAGGGTGGTATCGCTCCAGTTCTTAACGCCTTCAGCGTTATCCTGAAAGGCTACTTCCACCTTGTTTAGAGCTTCATTGGTATCTGAGGCTAGTTTCACCGCTGCGGTTCCGGCGGCTGCAAGCGGTGCGGTAACCGCCAGGGACATTCCCTGACCGGCACTGGTGATGCTGCTGCCCGCTGCTTTTAATTTCTGGCTTGCTTCTTCGGCCTTTTTAGAGAGCTTGGTCCAGGCGGAAGCTTGCAGTTCCAGTTCCTTGACCGTATTTTTTAGGGAGTGTTCCATATTGGCCAGAACCTTTTCGGCCTGCAGCATTTTGATCCGCAGTTTTTCCACCGCCACCGTATCCTGCTCAGTGCTGCCCGCCGCTTTGTCATAAGCATCTTTTAAGGCGGCAACTTTCTGCCTTTGCACCTCAGCCTGCTTGTTTAAGTATTCAACTTTTAATTTAAGTTGGTCGGCGGCGCTACCCATATCACCCATCTTGGCGGCTGCTGCCTGAAATTCAGCCCTAGCCAGCTTAAGCGACTGATCCAATTCTTTCATGCCCTGATTAAAGCCGGTGTTGTCCAGGCCGACTTTGACCAGCAGTTCACCGATGGTTTCTGCCAATTGTTCTCACCCCCTTACCAAATATCATCAATGTACCCGCCAGGATTGTTTTCAGCTTCGTTAACTACAGAGCCAACAATGAGCAGATCCCAGAACATATCGAGCGTCATGGCGTCAATCTGTTCCGGGAGCCAGTGGTAGCTTTGGGCCAGGCTTAAATAGAAATACACCACCATTTGATAAGCCGACAGATGGCTTAGGTCAGGTCCGTCGGCGGGATTTACTTTGGGAGTTCTGCCATCTTGCGGCTGACTGCCTCGGCCACCCAACTGGCAATCTGGTAAAAGAGAGGGACAAACTCATCCAGGTCCAGTTCTTCTTCAATAACCTCAGCGCTTATTTCCGGGTGATTAAAGGCAGCGGCGATCAAGCGTTCCATCTCGCTTAGAGCTTCCTCATCGCCTTGCTCTTTATCGCCGAATTTATCTTTGAATTTGGTTACTTCGCGCCACAGTTTGACCTTGGGCGGGGGTGCGGTGTATGTCTTTCCTTTAAGAGTAATCTTGGGGTTCTTCATCGATATCCCTCCTTGTGTGATAGCGGTACAAAAACCGCCCCGATTGACTTAAACAGCAGTGGTGAAGCTGCCGATTGAGGCAACAGCCAGGTTTTGGCCGCAAATATCCCTGACACCCTGCGTGCATACCATGATGTAATCCGCGCCCGGGGCCAAATTGCTGGCCGGATTGAAAGTCACCACCTTGTGTTCCGAATCGATACTAAGGACTCCGGCAACTAAGGACCCATCATCTGCCTTCAGTAAGATAAAATTAGCGGCGGTTACATCGGTAGCCTGGATGGCGTTGGCAAAGGTCCAGGTCAGGTTAGCGTCTGCCGCCACTCCGCTGGAACCATCCACCGGACTTATTGTCACCGTCAGAGGGTCGGGGGCCGCTCCGTCTACCGCCGTAAACCAATTTGTGCCGGTTGAAGCTGTCCAATCGGGATGATCCTCATCGCCGATCTTCTGCCAGGCGTTGTCAAAGGTGCGTTTAATAAATGTCCCCTTGATTTTGGGGGTCTGAAATTTGGGCTTATCCTCCGCGGTCTGGTACTCCTGCTCCTGCAGGGCGAATTTCCCTTTATACAGCCATACATAGCGGTAGCTGCCGTTGCTCTTTTTGGACTTGAATCCCAAAGCCACATAGGGCGCGGTATTGGTTGACTTTTTGATCAGCACCCCGCCGGTGACACTGTGTCCCAAAAGGACCGCCTGGGTGTTTAAGTCAATATCTTTAGTCTCAAACTCCACATCGATTTCCCCCAGCGAGGTGACGGTTTCATCAGGCCCGTCGTCGCAGTACAGGGTTTCTGTGTTGCTCTTGGGACTTATTTTGGCGTTGATAGCCCCGGCTATGGCCACCGGGCTGTTATATGTCGCTGCTAAAGGCGTATCGCTAGTTAGAACCGCGTAATACAGGCTGTTTAAGCCTACTTGTACCCCTGCCATTTTTTAACCTCCTTCAACTTCCCGCTCAGTCACATACCTGAGCGCTTTGTGAAACATTTTGGTATCGTCTTCATAAAGATCGGCGCTGCTAGTTCTTTTAAAGCCTAATGATTTCATGGTTTTGTCCACCTCGGCAGCAATAGGGGAGGGGCTGGCTGCTTTTACCCACACATCCACTTGCAGGTGCACCTCAGCCATAAAAGCAGTGCCGTCTGCCCAGGCGGAATCGAAATTGGTTAACTCAAACAAAGTAATGTATTTACCTAAACCCTCCGGTGCTTTCAGCTGGTAGATATGAGGCCCGCCCAATAAAGCCAGCAGATCGGTATTTTCCTCCAAAGCCGCCAGGACTTCCGGTTTGACATTGATCATAGGTCAAGCCCCGCTTTCAAGGTCTGCCTGATGGTTTCCAGCACCTGTTTTTTGCTTTCGGCTTGGGCCGGACCCATGAAAGGGCGGGCGGTCATCTTGGAGGTGCCGTACTCCAGAAATTTGCCATAAAAAAAGGGAGCCGTTGGCCCCACCTCCACGTATTTGCCGTTTTCATCCTGCTTTGGTTCGCAAATCACGATATTGTCGGCCAGATGCTCCTTAGCCTTTAAACTGCGCGGCGCTTTTTGGCTAGCCTTTTCCTGGACGACCTTGGCACCGGCATAGAGGGCCTGGTTCTCTACCGGAGCGGCTCTTTGCCCCAGTTCCTTTAGCCTATCTAAAATCTCGTCCATACCTTCCAGAGTCAAATTACCCGCCACCGGGGATCACCTCCTTGCACGTCAGTTCTATTACGTGGTGCCGCTCATCCTTATCGATTACCGACAGAATTTGAAATACCCGGGAGCCATATAATACCCGCATGGAAGGAGTTATCCCGGTTCGGTAGCGGATTTTAATCCGGGTGGTGACCTCCGACTGCATGGCCCCCGCCTGGAAATATTCTTTACCCGATAGGTCCGCCACCGCTGCCCAGACTGTGGCTACGGTAGCCCAATTTTCTTCAGGGATGCCCTCCACCCTGGTGACAGTCCTGACCTGCAAGGCAATCCGCTGCCGCATCTGACCTATTAAATCGCGCTTCTTCATAATTACCACCCTTCTCGGCGGTAGGCGAATAAGAGCCTGGTCATAAACTCAATTAAGGCTTTCATGTCGACTGCTTCCCGTAGTTCATAAAGATTGCCGATAGCATAGAGTAGGGCTTGTTTAACTGTTTCCGGCACCTCGGTAAATTCGGTCAGGGGAAAGCGCAGAATGTCCTGGCATAGCTCCTCGGCGGCACCTATGAGATCGGTGATGAGCGTATTGTCTTCATCACCGTCTACTTTTAGATACAGTTTTACTTCCTCCAAAGAAAGCACCAATACGCCCACCGCCTTTCATTACTCGGCTGCCATAAGTCCCGCGGCTTTAAGCTTAGCGAGGAGGGCATTAAAGTCGGTTACCAATTCGGCCACTTCGGTTGCAATACTGTCGGCCTGATTGGCAGCGGTCTTGGCAGCTATAGCATCATTCAAAACCTTGCCCTGTTTAGCCGACAGGGCGCTGGTAGCTGAGGTTGAGTCAAGGGCATCAACCACCGGGACTGATAAGATCCCTTCAATTGTTGCACCTTCCGCAATTGTCAGCTTGCCGCTGGCTGTAATCTCAAGCGATCCGCCAATGACGGTTTTTTCGCCGCCTTGCTCAGTGTAGTTCTTTACATTGCTCATAACTCACACCTACGCTTTCATCTGCAGTACCTTGATGGCTTCAGAGAGAATCAGCTTGCCGTCCACCCGCTGGGTTGCCTTAAATCCTACCTGACCGGTTGCCGCATAAAGCTCGTTCAGCCTTTGGAAGGAACGGCCTTGCCGATCAGCAATCCAGTAGTAGCCGAAATCGCCGAAAGCGATAGTTTTAGCCCCTGCCGCAATTGCCGGTACATAGGCTGAAGTCTTGACCGGACGATTTAAAATCGTATCCGGTTGTCCGGCAGAAATGGAGGGCTGCCACAGGTACTGGCCGTTGCCGTCCTTTAATTTTCTGATGGCTTTGACAGTGGAATCATTCATCACGAACACGGCGTTTTTGCGGTAAGGGGACTTAAGGCTGTAGAACAGATCCATGATCTCATCCACCGTAATAGCTGTTGCCGAAGCAGCAGTTACGCCCAGTTCAGCTCCGCCGGTTGCATTGAAAATCCCGGTTGGCTTGCCGGTTCCGTTACCGATGAAGAAGGATTCCTCTTCCTTGGCACCGATTCTGCGGGCAAATTCCCGGGCGATATATGACTCCAGATTAAAGATGCTGTCATTTAACAATTCCTCGGATACCTTGATCATGGTCGCTAGCTTGTAGGCCCCTATGGAAACCTGCCCGAAGGCATCGTCTGATTCTGGGATAGCGCCTTCTTCATCTACCCAGGAAGCGGTTCCTTTGGATGCTACGACCGGTATTTTGCGGTCGCCGCTGGCAGTTTGGATGATCTTGGCCATGGTGCGGAAGATGTTTTCTTCTTGCAGAGCTTCGACCAGGGTACGCTCGAACTCGTCCGGCACCAGGTAGCCTCCCTCGGAATCGGTTCCCACCTGCAGCGCGTTCAGGACTTCGTAGCCCGCTGTCTTGCTGCGCATGGCGTTCCAGAAGGCTCGTTTGTACTCGTCACTGGCCCGGCCGGTTTTATTCTCAGGGTTGGGCTGCCCGGGCTTACCGGTAATAGGTGTATTGACGGGCTTGTTAAGCTCCGCGTCCAATGCCTGCTGACGCTCCAGCCGATCGATTTCTTTGCCGAGATTCACCACATCGGCTTCCATCTTTTCATAGGTGGCAACGTCCTCGGCGGAAAGGAGCCCGTCAGCGCCGCGCTTGCTGTCCAGAAAGGCTTTAGCGGCATCCCAGGCTTTGGCTCTTTTCTCACGCAGTTCTAAGATTTTGCTCATGGTTATTCCTCCCATTCTAATGTTTTAATAGGCTGAGCCGCTTTTCCAGGTAGCTAAGCGGGGTGCCGGTCGGCGGTTTAGGGTTATTAACCTGGGGTAGCGGAAACTTTTTTACCAGCGCGTTGGTGACCGTCATTTTGTCAAAAAGATAAGCCGCACTGGGCGGCTCGTTTAGGTGTTCTTCGGTTGTGTATAAGACTTTGTCGGCAAAGCCCAGCTCCACTGCTTTCCAGGCATTAAACCAGCTTTCGGCATCCATCATGTGCGAAATTTTGGCTCTTGATAAACCGGTTTTCTGCTCGTAGGCATTGATGATGCTTTCTTTAACCTCTGACAGCATGGCAATACCGCTTTTAAGGTCAGATATTTCCCCGAATATGACGGTGGCGGGGTTATGGATCATCATCATGGCTACCGGAGACATGTGAACCTCGTCCGCCGCCATGGCGATCACTGAAGCCGCGCTGGCAGCCAGCCCTTCGATTTTGACGGTAATGTGTCCCGGATACTCTTTTAACATGGTGTAGATTTGACTGGCGGCAAATACATCGCCACCTGGGGAGTTGAGCATCACCACCACATCCCCATCCTCAGCGTACAGCTCATTTTTAAACTGCTTGGGGGTAATATCGTCCTCGAACCAGCTGTCCTCAGCAATATACCCATCTAAAAAGAGGGTTCGATACTGTTCGTTTTTGAGCCAGTTCCAAAACTTTCTGCTCATTGGCTGACCTCCTTTCTGTTGGTATTGGCATACGCGCCCACATCTTCAAGCTTTAACATGTTGCCGTTCATGGCATAAATATCGCCATGCTCGATGGTGTTCATGTTTTCTAAGGTTCTTACATCGTTGGGGCTTAAGAAGCCGTTTTGAATACCTATGGCGTAGCCTTGCATCCTCGATGCATAGTCGCCCCGCAATAGTCCATCCACCACAAAGCCCACAAAATACTGGCCTTTTTCGGATGGGGTGAGCAGAGCTTTATTC